ATATTATATGTTATATTATTAATAATATTATTATACATAAAAAAATGTTATTGGGCGACAATAAGATTAAAAAAACAACTTAAAGACAAGTCACAAAACTATAATTTGGCTAAGAATTCGGCATTCTCCCCCAAGAACTTTTCCACAAGTTCGCCAGGCAATTCTCTAAAATCCACTAATTTTTTATTTAGCTCATATTTTTCATAAGCGTTTTCCTTTTTTAGAGCTTCTAAAAACAATTCATTGTTTTCATAATATTTCTCACACGTCTTTGGACCGCATTTTTTAAAAATGGGATTAATATTGTCGGATTTATCACCTAATACAATTTTATAAAACAAATTTTTTTGCGGTTCGCTAAACACTTTGCTGCCTTCTTTCAAATATTTGTTTTGAAAATTCACAATTTCGGTGTTCTCATCTAAAAGTTGCAAATAATCGTGATCATTTGCAATTATGTATATTTTAGCATCCGCATATTTATTGCGAATATAGTTTTTAGTAAGTGCAATAATATCATCGGCTTCCAAATTAGGAAACTGGAGTACGCTATTTACACCGGCCTCATATAAAAGCTTATTAGCATCTTGATAAATATGCTTGAAAAACGAGCCTCCGCCAAATTCGTCGCCTTTATCACGTGTGCCTTTGTAGTCCGGATATAGTGTATTTCTCCAAATGTCTTTGCGAGGACAATCGCGAGCCGCAATTATTGTCGCTGTTTTTTTATGTATTTTTTGCTTCTTTTTAAACCCTGCTAACGTTTCACTAAATGTTTTCATAAACTTTTCTACAAACTCTTCATTTTCGTATGGATTATTTAAGGGTGTTTCTGGATTTGAGTGCCCCCACCACTGTACAATAGCAAAATATCTATAAAAGATCCAATAACTCGTATCCACTAATATAAATATTTTTGGATCTTGTGCTTGTGCTTGTGCTTGCGCATGTGCCTTTGCTTTTGCCATATTATTAATAATTAGTATATAACATAATATTTATATAGTATCAATTTTTATTGTATATTGTATATTGTATTAATATACACAAATTATTTAAAGTTATCTAAATATGCTTATTAGACGTTATATATGAGTGTGGCATACACGTATAAAAATAATATTCTTGTTGTATGTAATGTTATTAATGTGATTTATCATTTACCTCAAATTATAAAAACATATAAAACAAAATCGGTAAAAGACTTTGACCCATATTACTTGTTTTTAGGTAATCTTCATAGTTTTTGTTGGGTATTGTATAGTATTGAAGATAATAATAGTTTAATGATATTCAATAGCTGTGTTACAATGTTTTCTATTTCTTTTGTTAGTTATTATAAAATTTGTTCTTGTATTAGTGACTATTATAAGAAAAAACAATTAGCTAATGTAGTTACTATTAATAGTAATAAAGAAATCAATATTATTAGTGTTACTAGTGATAATGCAATAGCTAATTAATAGCTTATATATTTAAAAATTGAATTTTTATTACAAAAATTACTATATTATATTAATTAATATAATATAATATAATATGACAGCAAAACACGATTTAGGACAATATTATACAACACATATTGAACTTAAAGAAAAAGTGTTTGAATTTATATTAAATAGTCCTTCTAATATATTAGAACCCTCAATTGGTCGCGGAGACTTAATAACATTTATTAATATTAGGCTACCTAATATAACATTTGATATGTATGAAATAGATAATAATATCCACTTGTTAGATAATATAGAAAAAACTAATGTTATTTATGGAGATTTTATGACACAACATATAACAAAAACATACAAAACAATAATAGGAAATCCTCCTTATGTTAGAACTAAAAAGGGGAATTTATATATTGATTTTACAGAAAAATGTTATAATTTACTTGACATTAATGGTGAGTTAATATTTATTGTTCCGTCTGATTTTCTAAAATTAACAAGTGCTTCAAAATTATTAAATAGCATGATGACACAAGGAACATTTACTCATATTTTTCACCCACATAATGAAAAAATGTTTGCAAATGCGTCTATTGATGTTATTATATTTAGATATTGCAAAAATAGTTCAATTGAGAAAAAAGTGTTATATAATGATAAGCTATTATATATTACAAACAGCAACGGATTAATTACTTTTGATGAAAAAGTAAATAGTAATAGTGTTTTGTTTCAAGACTATTTCGATATTTATGTTGGTCTTGTTAGTGGAAAAGAAGATGTTTATAAAAATGAAGAACTCGGCAATATTGAACTATTAAATGGACATAATAAAGTTGAAAAATATATTTATATTGAAAATTATCCCTGTGAAAATGTAAAAATTAATGAATATTTATTACAGCACAAAAATGAGCTTATTACGCGAGGAATACGAAAATTTACTGAAAAGAACTGGTTTGAATGGGGAGCACCAAGAAATATTGATGCTATAAATAGTAATAACGGTAAAGATTGTATTTACATTTACAATTTAACGCGAAAATCTGACGTCTCATTTTTAGGTAAAGTTAGTTATTTTGGCGGTGGATTAATAATGCTTAAACCGAAAAAAATGTGCGATTTAAATAAGATTGTAGCATATATAAATAGTAATACTTTCAAAGCTAATTTTATGTTTTCTGGAAGATTTAAAATAGGCCATAGACAAATATGCAATTCATATATTCCAAATGACTATTTATAATTTTAAAGTTCTTATGTTTGACATAAATGTTTCCTTCCAACTAGGTTTAGGTTTTTGCAAGCAATCAATGAACTGTGTTATTTTTTTTACTATGTTTTCATATTTATAGATCCTATTGTTATTCCAACAAACTTGAAATGGCAAATTATTTATATTTGGTGTTAATAGTGTCAATCCTTTTATACTATTAACAATTATAATACTTGAATCTGTTTTATTTAATACTATGAAATAATAATCTTTTTTACTAATAAAGTTATATTCTTTATTTTTTAATTTATTGACAAGTATGTTACTCATTTTGCCATTGTCATAAGATTTATTACTATGAATATCCAATACTTCATTTGTATAAGCATATACACACATTGCTAAATTACCTGTATTGTCGTTTGTTAATGTTGTTGTTGTTTTTATATTGATTGGAATCCATCCATACATATAATCATATGCTAAAATGTCATACCAATGTCTTCTCTTTTCAGGTATCTTAATTCTTGCACCAAACTTTTCATAAAGTATTTTGATTACTTCAACCTCATCTAAACAACTATTTATTCTACCGTCTTCATTTTGACTTGAAAATTGAAACGCTTGTAGCTTTAAATAATTTTGAATTTTATACATAATTAGAGGTAAGCGTTTTAATCTAAAGCTAGTTCCTCTAAACCATGCTTGTATCTTGATTATTGTGACATTTAAATCCATTTTTTTATTACTTAAATAATAAAAAAATTTAATCTCAATTTTAAATGACTATTAAATCATTCTTCTTTTATATAGCTATTATTGCATAGTTTTTTAATTATTTTCTCTTCATTGTTATCCTTGCAGTTTGCTATTGCTACTAAAGTGTGCGTATAATAATTTTGTTTATATTCATTATTTTGAAAATCTGGATTTTCTTTTGTCCATTTACTTAATGCGCAAAATTGCTTTGTTGATACATCTTTTATTGCTTTTCTGATTTTTTCTTTATTAATATCCTTTTCCCAATTGTCATCGTCTTTAATATATAGCGACTCTCGTTTTAAGTCAGTACAATGTATCGGTCGCTGATATAATCCTAATTTACTCATATTTTCAATTATTACATTACTTAGTCCATTAACTAGCCCGTTTTGCTTCGTATAATCTAGCTGTTGCAAGCTAACTTGAATAGATTTTATAAAATCGCTCATATTTATAGCGTCTTTACATCTCTCATTTAGAAAAACCTGAATATTAAATTTGTTATTATTATTGTTATTTGTTATAAAATTATTTCCAATTTTTGGTAATAATTCGCTAATTTGATCTTGTTGCTTTATTATTATTTCTCTCATTTCTTTATTGTCGTTCAATAACTTAATTATTAAATCATTGGTTAATTCATTTGCCAAAGTTATTTGACTATTTGAACTATCAACTATTGCGCCATTTTGCAACACTTTACATTTTTTTTTATGAGCATATAAGCCTTGCCTGCTCTTATACTTTTTATCACAACTACATATGAATTCAATTATAGTTTCGGATTTTTTTCCTATATTTGTCAACACTGTGTCAACGTTTGTATTATTTTTATGTTTTGCTGTAGCAATATGTTTGTTATAATCTTTTTTGTCACACGTAGCATAGTTACAATTTATACATACAAATTCTGAGCGGATTTTTGCGGAGTTTTTTGTCAACATTTGTCAATAAGTTATAAATAAATATATATTTAATACATATTTTTTTTGTTTTTCGGATTTTTCCGGATTTTTTGTAAACAAATGTAAAATTTATGTCAACGGTTTAATGAAGAAAATATGCAATATATCACATTTTAGCATAATTCTTCATTAAATTAGAAGATTTTGCGCGCTTTTTCTCACTTTTTACGCTTTTTATTTAATTTTTTGAGAGCATATATGATGCCAAAAAAAACCGGATTTTTGCGGATAATTCCGGACAATTTTGTCAACAAATGTCAACAACCTTTTTTTTAGAAAAGGCGCAAAAAAATTATGGTAAGGCGTTTTTTGCTGTTAAAAATTTAGGATTTGCACCTTTAACGTCTGGTTTTATTTTCAAAATGCAAATTTTCTATTTTTTCTATAAAGGGTTAGGGTATTCAAAATTGGACATTTATAAATGTCCATTTTCCAAAAAAATCGTGAAATTTATTTTTGTAAAAAAAAGCACATAATAATTACTATAAAGATACAAGACCATATATCATAAGGTTTTTAAAAATGGGGATTTCAGCACTTTTATATGCCCTTAGCCCCCCACCAGCAAAGTTTCAAATGTTTATTAGTTCATTAAAATAATTCAGTTCTTTTATAACTTTTTCAACACATTCATTAACGTTACTTGATAATAGCGTTATAAAACTGTATGTTGTATGTAAGCTTAATATAACTCTGTTAAATTCACGCGTAAAATTCAAATCATAGTTGTAAAATAATGTGCCCAGTTTATTTACTAATGCTTGATTTGATATACTATGACTTGCATACAAGTCCAAACAATTAATAGTTTCATTGCATAATACTTGTTTTATGTTATTATTATAAGTGTTAAATAATTCTTTTTCTTCTATAAAAGTATTTATTAAATATTCAATAGAGCTATAGTCATTGTTATAAAACATATTGTTAAAAAAAATGTAATAGGCGTTTTGACTTTCCTTAGTTGGAAACGTGCATAGCCCAAAATCTATTAAACCTAACATATACTTTGGACTTGTTTCTGTTTCATTGTTTGAAACGTCGCATACATCATTTATGTAAAAGAAAACATTGCCACAATGCAGATCACAGTGAATAACCGAATGGTATAAAATGCCTAATATATTAAATTTGTTTAATAAATATGCGAATTCTTCTTTTATTGATGGATCCATAGTTGCAATATCTTTCAATTTTAGTCCATTTATATTTTCCATAACCATTAATTCGGGATATTTTTCGGTAATCTTTTTATAAACTTTTGGAAACCTGTATTCTTTATTGTTTTTATATTTTTTGGTGAACAGTTCTAGCGACTCGACCTCTCTAAGAAAATTCATTTGATTTAATAAAATCTCTCTGTTGTCCAAAAGTAACTTTGTTATTTTGAGATATTTTATATATGGAATATATTTGCATATATACGATACATATAACAGCTCATCAAATACATTTGAAAATTTATTCAAAATGTTTTGTTTTAACATTTTAACAATCACTTTATTATTAGAGCAATCACGTGCGTCAAATATTAATCCTACTATTCCGCTATTTATAGGAATAGCATTATTTAATGTTATGCAATATTCGTGTTGTAATTTATTGAGTAAATCATAATTAATATCACTAATACTATAAGGAACATTATCGGTATATTTTATTAAAAAATCCTGCTCATCAGAATATAATAAATCTTTGTTTAAACATAGCGCTTGAAACAATTTAACGTATACAATATTTTCATATTCTAACCTTTGTGCTAGTGCTTTAATTAATTCTAATCTATGTGTAGGTATTTTATATACATTATTAATTGATTTAATTATAACGTAGTTAATAATTTCGTAACTAATAATACTAACTAATTTTGCAATTCTTAGACTTATAATTAGCGGTCTAATAAATATCATAATTATTAATTTAATAGTATATTAAGTATTAAGTATTTATATATAATAATTACTTAATACTTTTTCCAGTATTATTTTTGTTTTTTGTCAAATTTGCTATGAATTCAAATTTTCTATAAATAATTTAACATTATGAAACATCTTTTTAAACATTAATCCTATAATATTGGTCATATAATTAGGTATGTCATCTGTCATTGTTATTTGAAAATCTATAGAAAATTTAAGATTAACAATATTTTCATTAGTATTAGTTAAAATAATAATGGTTTTTCCAAAGTTAAATAACAATGGTTCATAGTTGTTATTATCCAAATTTAATAACTTTAAATAATCTTCTATTAAATCTTTATGTTCATATGTTAAATCCTTATTGTAATAAGTAATACTATTATTCAACTTGTTTAAATATTTTGTAGATCTAAATAAAATGTATTTTTGCTTAATACCAATTTCTTTTGCTATTTGTTTCATTACTATGCATATGTCCGTTTCCATACTATCTACACTATCTAGACTATTCAATATATGAATTTTTTCAATTAAGTCTACATTTACCTTTTCAAGTAAATTATATAATTGTGTGGTCAAAAGTAAATCGCTATTTACTTTAGTTGTATCCAAATTATTTAACTCAAATTGTAAATTAAATACACTAGCATTAGTTGAAGGCATTCTTATTTCGCTCAATAAAATATTTCCTTTATTACATATTATTCTAGGTTGAAACTGATTTTCTTCACAATGTTTCATTATAACTTACTTATTATTAACTATTTAAATATTAGTTTATGATTATTTAAATAATATAATTAAATTATTTAAAAATAATAATCTAATATATTTAATTAATATAATTTATAATATTTTATATATAATGGTATTAATGTACACTATTGCTGTTATTAAAGATAGAACAACTATTTATAAGAAAGTGCCCTATGATTGCTTGTCTTATAAACAAAAATTGCATAATGGCATTCTTAAATATAATATTAATAATACTAATACTAATACTAAAAGTTTGACCGTTAAAGCAAAACCCATTGAATTGACATTGAAACAAGAGTTCTAAAGTTTTAATTGTCCTAATAAATCAAGTAATGATTTGGTTTTCGGAATTAATGGCTCTTGTTTAGTTTTTCGTGCTCTCAGTTTATGTATAAACCAAGTATGTGGATTATTCATTGTTGGGTCAATTTGCAAATTTATACTAATAACTTGCGACCTACAATAGTTGCTACAACACAAACAATCAAAGCCAAAATATAAAGTGCAAGTTTCAACTATTTGCTTATTACAAAAATCACAAGTAAATACCATATGTTAGCGCCTTAGTTTTAAATATATTTATAAAATTATTTTAAATATATTTAATAATTACGATTTATTTAAGATATAGGGCTTCAAATATCTAAACTCACAATATTTTTGTCACTTTTTTGCTTCCGTTTAGATTTAGTAGGGATTTTACCGCTCATCAAATCTTTCAAGTCTTCAACACTAATTGTGCTCGCCTCATTGTTCTTAGTTTCATTTACATCTATTTGTTTGGTCTTTAGTCCGCTTAATAGCGAGGCAATATTTTGGTTCGATTGTGGCATTGTCGAGGGTCCTTTCATTTCGGGGCGTTTTATACGTTCTTCGTCATACGGATTGCCCTCATTATTGCCCAAACTAGAACCCCGTGCTGCGTTAATGTCGGGGCGATTTACAATATTAGGCATTCGCTGGCTGCGATCCGGCAATTTTGTTTCAATAGGCGCCGGTGGAGGACCCGAATTTATATTTGGAGGCATTGAAGCTCCAAAGCCAGGATTAGCCCCACTTCCACCATTATTAAATAGGCCATTCATAAATCCGCCTAGTCCCGGTTTTGTTTGTCCCATAGTATTAACCGCGGCTTGAGTAAATTGTCTCATTAGCTCTGGATTTTGACGCATAATATCATCCATACCGGGCATAGAAGATTTGAACAACGTATTTGACATATGAACCATCATTGCAGAACCGCCTAGCTGAAATAATAATTTTAACTCAGGAGACATTTTAGCTTTTGATTTATATTTTTCGTGCAATTCAGCAAAAATATCATCATATTCGTCAATATTCTCATTTATTTGCTCACCCCAACCATCTAATTTAATGTCAAAAGGATCGAATTTAGTATTTAAAAATTCTAAACCAGTAATACACGCCATCATCATTTTTCCTTGAAATTTAATAGCATTTGTTCTCTCTTTTTCCGCAATAATAGTTTCATATTCGCCTATCATTTCATTTAAGTTGGAGTCCATATTGTAACGCTTGCTTAGCGATACGCCTTTCTTTTCTAATTCATCTAGCTTTCGTAAATATTTGAATTTTTCTTTTAATTCCTCTTCTTTTGTTAATTCGGGTTTTTGCTGTGTTTTGTCCAAATTAACAGGAATATTATTAAATTTGCCAAAACCGTCCCATGTTTTATTTTCATTCATATTTGCTGTAGATTTTCCAAGGTTTATATTATCGGTGTCGTTGTTTTTTGTAACAGGCTTAATTTGCGCACCATTATTTTTGGAACCACCAAAAAGGTCACCAAAAATAGATTTTTTTTGCGCACTTCCGGAGTCTTGCTTATATTTTATTTCTTTACTTGTGCTAGTATTGTCTGCACTAGCGCTAGCACTAGCATTAGCACTCTCATTGTCAATATTTGCAATGTTAATATTTTCCTTAGTCGATTGATGATAGCTAGTAGTATCAGAGAGCTCGTTTAATTCATTTTCTAAATTTGTAATGTCTTCAATGTCAATAGAAGATGAGAACTTTTTATCACCTTTATTTTTTTCATTCATTAATAATTCTATGCCACCTCCAAAATTAGCAGATTTTCTAGTTGAACTAAGTTCTTCAATGCGGTCTTCGTAGGGTTCGCTAATTTTAAATTCAGGCAACTGAATACTTTCTATATTTAAAAAATCGGGCTCAATTTCAACAATATTCATGTAATCTATTATGTTTTAAATAGAAGATTAATTTTTAAATACTCCGCAATATATAATATATATTGTATATTGTATATTGTATAAACTAATAATTATAGTTTAATGCTTTCTTGTTTATTATCCAAATAATAAATTCCTTGAAGCAAGCAATCCGCTAAATCGTCTTTCTTTGAATGCTTAGTAAAATAAGTAAGCTCAGGCAACATATTTTTATTTTCTAATAATTGTTTAGTATATACTATGCTTAGTTTTTTTCTCTCGTTATAGGAAACCTTTTTATCTTTATCTAGATCTTTATCTTTATTTAAAAAGGCTTTTAATTTATTTGTTGCAGAAATGAATACTATATTGTGGTTGTTACAATCAATAAAATATTGAGAGATCATACCTTGTAGCGACTTCATTCTATTAGCAATAGGACTAATTTGATTTTCGATTATAATTTGGTCTATACTAGTAAGGTCGTAACTATTAAACAGTTCATTGAGTTCGTTTTTAAGACTTATACCCAAATCGATGAGATTAACATTATTGGCGTTTATTGTTTCAATAGCCTCAAAGCAAGTAGTGTTTGCATAGTCTTCTATTGTTTTTATTAAGCTAGATTTATTTATAGGTTTTTCTACTTTTAAATCGTATTTTTCAACCAATATTGAGAGATTTGCTACTGACTGCTTATGCAGGGTTTTTATATTACATAGTGGTAAGCTATATTCGGTCTTCTTTGTATGATTTTTGCAATAAAAAGTATCATTTTTATGAAAACAAGCCTGTTTAGAGCACGTGTTAGTGGAGCATGGAATAAACTTATTGCATAGGTTTATAACGTCCCATTTAATAATTGTAAAACCTTGCGAGCCATTTACAATAGCATTCGCATTCGCATTCGCATTAGCATTAGTAACCTCTAAAATAACATATGCCAAATTTTTAATGCCAATATCAATACTTAAAATTTTCATAGTATTATTATATTAATAGAGTTTTTATATTAATATAAATTAATTTATGTTTATGTTAAAATTAGCACCAGTCATATAATTTGTTGCTAATCCTTTAAATTGTTTTCTTATATTCTATTTAGCGTAATGCCGCTTTACATATGTTATATTGTATTCTATTTAAATAATAGACTATTAGCGCATATATTAAAGACACAATATATAAGCCCATAACATAACCGGAGTCTTTTCTAAATAGTCCAAGCATTAAGCCAGCAAAATTAAAAAACACTAACAGTACTGCAAATATTCCAAAAACATAAAATAACATACAATAATTTTTGCCTAACGGCGCCATCAAACTATCAAAAAATTTCATTTTATAATAATAATATAATATAATAAAAATTTAATATTTTATATTTTAATATTTAATATTTTAATAATTTAATAATTTAATAATTTTTATTTTTATTAAATTATTGTTTCTAACTTATAAAGTTATTAGCGCAATGTTACAATACATATTGAATAATAAATTCTTAATGTGTAATACATTAATATGTTACTTAAGAAAGACATAAAATATGCTCCCATTGCATAGCCTGAGCGTTTTCTAAATAATCCCATTATAAGACCACCGAGAGCAAATAAGGCTAGCAATAAAGTTAATAATCCTAAATAATAAAAGAACATACAATGATCTTTGCTTAGCGGAGACATCAAACTATCGAAAAAGTTCATTTTATAATAATAATATAATAAAATATTTTATAATTATAAAATAAATCATAAATAAATAATAAATAACTAAATAATAAATCATAAATAAATAACTAAATAACTAAATAAATAAATAATAAATAACTAAATAACTAAATAACTAAATAACTAAATAAATAACTAAATTAATTAGGAGTTACAACATATTTTGTAACATGCTTTTGAGAGTCTAGCTTTTGCCTAGATAAATATAATTCTTTTAAATCACTTGTTTCATAACCATATGGTCTAATATTTGATAATGTATGATCAAATATATATGGAGTAGCTTTATTTATTTCTAAATTTGCTTTACTATAATAAGGACACACACTGCATTCATTGCACGAATTTAATTGATTATTGCTTATAATAGATTGTGCATTAATTTGTAAATAATGCCTATAGTCACTATTAGTTTTAATATTATTATTTCGTTTAAGCATTTCATCGTTTAACACTGACGAATAATAATTGCTAAATAATCTAGTATCGTCCATTAAAGGCGGAAAATTAGTATTTATATTATTTGTACCCTTAGAACACGAACCATAAGACATATTATAATATATATAATTAAAATTATTATATTTTAAAATTATTATATTTTAAAATTAAATTAACGTTTATTGTTTATTGTTTTAATAAATAATAAACTATTTGTATAATTATGCGTTTTGTATAATTTTTATTAAATCTGCTTTTTTCATTTTCTGTGCTGTTTCATTGTCTATTAAATTTCTTGTAACAGCAATTGTTTTTAAATCGTCCACTTTCATTTTTGAATAATTTTTCTTAGTAACTCCACTATCAACAACATCAATAGCAGCATCTGTTTCAATATCAGGAATTTCAATAGAATTTAAATTAATAATTTTCGAATTAGTGTTTAAATCTATATTAAATGTATCTAAATTTACTGGTAAGTTTTTAATAAATGTTTCATCGTCGCTATTTGAAAAGTAAGGTTTATTCAAATCAATCTCTTCAAAATCTCCTAAATCTTTTAGATTTTTTTCAAAGTCTTTTTTACTTAATGTTAATAGTTTTTCTAAAACTGCTTCTTTTTCATTTGCATTGCTTACATCGTTTGCTTCGCGT